ACCGGAGCGACCACCAGAGCGACCACCAGAGCGACCACCTGAGCGACCGCCTGAACGACCACCGCTTACGCCACCTTTCTTAGATTTCTTAGAGGCTCTGCGTTTGCGACCACCGGAGAGACCACCGGAGAGACCCCCTGAACGACCACCAGAGCGGCCACCGCTTACACCGCCTTTCTTAGACTTCTTGGAGGCTCTGCGTTTGCGACCGCCGGAGAGACCACCAGATACACCACCAGATACACCACCAGATACACCTCCTTTCTTGGACTTCTTGGAGGCTCTACGTTTGCGGCCACCGCTTAAGCCACCGGATCTACCGCCGGAGCGACCACCAGAAACACCACCTCTCTTATAACCTCTCTTAGAGGCTCTGCGTTTGGCTCCGCCAAAGATTTGATTGATTTTTTTTTCAACATTTTCGGTTAAATCCATTATATATATAATATTAACAAATATAAAAATTGAATTAATAATAAATTTATTATAAAACTATACTAATAATTTTAAGTAAGAAAATGGGAGTTCCAGGATTTTTTGCGTGGATACATAAAAATTATAAAAAAACAAACATAGTTTCAAACGTTGGAAATGACAATAAACTACATAATAATGTTTCTAACTTATTTATTGATACAAATTGTTTAATTCATCCACAGTGTTTTGCTATTTTAGCGGCTAATAAAGATTTAACAAATATTGATCGATTAGAAAATAAAATGATTAATCAAGTAATAATATATTTAGCAGAAATTATTAACGTTGTAAATCCAGAATCGTTAATTTACATCGCAATAGATGGTGTCGCTCCTATGGCAAAAATAAAACATCAAAGAATTCGCAGATTTAAATCAGTAAGAGATAGTCAAATGAAAAATGATATTAGAAGAAAATATAAAGTTCCAGAAGAAAATCTATGGTCAAATGCTTGTATAACTCCAGGAACATTATTTATGGAAAAATTAAACAAAGCAATTATAAATTTCATAAATTTTTCAAAGAATAAACATAATTTTAAGAGAAAAGTATTATTTTCTTCTTCAAATACTCCTGCTGAAGGTGAGCATAAAATATTACAATATATTCGTAATAATCCAGAAAATATAAAAGGAAATAGTGTTATCTATGGATTAGATGCTGATTTATTATTTTTATCTTTAGCTACACAAGAAAAAAATATATATTTAATTCGTGAATCGCAAGAATTAGGTAAAGAAGCCGAATCTCAAATGAGTGGAAAATTTAATTATGTAAGTATAGATATATTAAGAGAGTGTATTATTCAAGAGCTGATATACCGTATCGCTGATGAAGGAGACAAACAAACAGAGGAAAGAATATTAAATGAAGAAAAGAAATTTATAAATGATTTTATTTTTGTATGTTTTTTGTTAGGAAATGATTTTGTTCCAAATATTGTTTCATTAAGTTTAAAAACACAAAATAAGAAGATTGAAAATGGATTAGATATTTTATTTGAAAAGTATGGGGATGTTTTTAGAGAAATAAATAAAAAAGGTAGTGTAAGTGCTTTTAAATTTGTAGTTCAAGATGATTGTTCAATTAATTTTTCATTTTTCAAAGAATTATGTTCAGAATTAAATGATCATGAAAGATCATTTTTAACTCAAGTTGCTAATAATAAGAAATTTAATCAACATCCTAGTGGAGATCTAAGTCCATGTGATGCTGAAATATTTAGATTAGATAATTTGTCTTTTAAAGTAAATGATCCAATTATGTTAGGAAAAGATGAACAAGACAAAGCACGATATTATAAACATTATTATAATATTGATATTGGAAAAGAAGATGAAAAAAAAGAAATAACAATAATGTGTAATGAATATTTATATGGTCTATTCTGGATTAATAATTATTATCTAAAAGATTGTATTGATTGGACTTGGTGTTTTCCTCATCATTTTGGATTATTTATTTCTGATTTACATGAATTTCTAAATACAATAGATGAAAAAACATTTAATCAAGTTATGATAGCGCCTGTTGAAAATAACTATAATAAAGTAAAACCATTTGAACAATTAATGATGGTATTACCAAATCAATTAGGATTTTTATTACCAAATGAATTAAAAAAAGTTTTAAAAACTGATCCAGTTATAAGAAAACATAGCCCAATTGTATTTGATCAAGATATGTTATATAAAAGTAAATTATGGCAAGCAATACCATTTATTGATATGATTGATTTGGATCATGTTCAAAAATTAGTAGCAGAGGTAAAAATTAATGAAAATGATCTGGTAAGAAATAAGACAAAAAAAGTTTATGAAAATGAAATGTGAATAATTATAAGATCATCGTCGATTCAACATCAATAAAATCACCAACTTTAATATCAGGTATAGCTGATACATCTAAACCAAAAGGTTGTCTGACACTAATTGGACTTAAAATAATATTTTTAAATTTATAATCAGCATTTAATATTTTAAATTCAAGATAAGCGACTTTAATATTTTTTTTGGTTCTTTTATTTGGATGACAAAAATAATCTATACATGAATTGATTGGAAGATTTTTTATTGTTATTATTTCTTGTTTTTCTTTGAAAGGATTTAAAATTGTTTTAAATCCTAAACTACCAACCCGAATTAAATCATAATAAGTTTCAGTAATTTCATTGACTACTTCTCTGGTTGTAGCAGCATGAATTACTGTATTTTCGGTAATTAATTTATTTTTTTTTACATGGTCAATAACTGAATCAAAATTATTAATTTGATCTATTATAATTTTTTTATAATGTGTATTACATTCTTCTAATGGAATTTTATATAACATTTTCCATCTTTCAACATGTTCATTTACTCCTTCGGTATGAGCATTAAAATGTGTTCCGAATCCAGCAATTATAATATTAGGATATTTATTCATTTCTTTTAATAATTCATATAATTCCTCTTTAGAATTTAATCCTAAGCGACCAAATCCACTATCAAAATAAACATGTAATTTAATTGTTTTTCCTTTAATTATTTCTAATGTTTTTTTTAACCAATCTATTCCAGGACATGCTATTTCTATGTCATGCTCTATAGCAAAAGGAACTTCTTGAGGAACAATATAATATAAATTAATTATTTTTTTTGTAATTCCTAATTTTCTCGCTATTATTGCGTCGGATAATATTCCAAAAAAATATACATCAATTAATTTAGTTTTAGAATCAACTTGATGAGCAACATACGCGATATTTGTTTTTTCAAATATTTTATAACTTTCCTTAAAAACAATACCTATTTTTGTATTATTTTTTTTAACTATATTATTAATTGATTCAATATTTTTTATAATAAAAGGTAATTTGAAATTATCCATAATATTAAATATATAATTTTTTATATTTAATATTATGGATAAAAAGTTCAAAATATTATCACCTGAATATAAAAAATATGTAAATCAAATAAAGAAAATTCTTGAAAATTATAATAAAGAATCTAACTTATCTTTTACAGATATAAATTCTTTATATTATCGTATTAATGATCTAAATACACAATTATTAATTGTTGAGAAAGATATTTATAATTTATTTTATAACTACGAAGAAAAAAATGAAACAATTGCTAAATTAAAAGATTTGGTTGAAAAAAGGAATAAACATATTATAACAAATCTATTAAAATCAAAGATATATCAAGATTATATCACTGAATTACAAAATGTTTATAAAAAAAATAAAGTTGATATAGAAGAGAAATTTTTTAAACTCATTAAAAAATATTCTATGAGCTGGAAATGCTGTTGGTCATTTTTAGATATAGATGATACGGGAAATATAAAAAAAATACAATTATTTGATACAGATGATATCAAAATATTTAAGGATTAATAATATAAGTTAAATACATAAAAATAATAAAATAATTTAGATATATAGTAATGACAGAAAATACTACATCTATAATAAAATCAACAAATACGGAGCATATATCAAATAGAATATTATTTATTCGTAATTTATTAAAAGGAAAACAATTAGAACCAATTATTATGATAGATTTTGAAAATTGTAACACTGAATACATAGAAAAAACAAAAGATGAATATGATATTCGGAATGTTATCTATAAAAAAGTTTTAGATTTTAATAAAATTATTAATGAGATAGGTGGAAAATTAGAATATATTAAATCTGGCACAACTGGACACACCTTTAAAGGCTGCTCAATTATTGATCCTAAAGATAAAAATAAATATCTACATTATGCTGTTAAAATTGTAGCTTATCCTAAAAGAGAAAATTATGGAGATATGAATGATGTTGAACGTCCAGAAAATGCTGAATTAATAATGTTAAGAACATTAAGTTATTTTGTATGTAATCAACAAACACCACATATAGTATTGCCTATTGCTACATTTAATACTGAAATCAAACCATTTATTAATTTAATCAAAGATAATGCGAAGGGGAATAAGAAATTTGAAGAGTTTATGAAAAAATATAAACATGGAGATTATTATGATAAAATTTCAGTATTAATATCTGAATGGGCAAACGGTGGTGATTTATTAGATTATATTAGAGCTAATCATAAAACAATGACATTAAAAGAATGGAGAGTTATATTATTCCAATTAATCAGTTGTTTAGCAGTAATCCATAAAAAGTTTCCTTCATTCAGACATAATGACATGAAAGCAAATAATATATTATTACAAATTTCAAATAATAAATCAGATAATACTAAATATAGATATAAAGTAAATGGAGTTGAATATATGGTGCCAAATATTGGGATCCAAGTTAAATTATGGGATTTTGATTTTGCATGTATTCCTGGAATAGTTGATAATGCTAAGGTTGATGCTGACTGGACAACTAAAATTAATATTAAATCAAAAATGAATCGGTATTATGACATTCATTATTTTTTCAATACTCTTACAAAGAAGGGATTTATTGATCACTTTTGGGAGATTGATGAAATTCCACAAAAAGTAAAAGATTTTATAAGAAGAGTTGTTCCTGAAAAATATTCTGAAGGAGAGATGGTTAGTGAAAGAGGACGTATTTTAGTTAATGACGAATATACTACACCAGATGAAATCATTAAATTAGATCCATTTTTTAAGAAAATGAGAATTGAGTGAGGGGGGTAAAAGATCGGTAATTTATTATTAAATTAATAATAAATTAAAGTTAATCTATGGTTAAATCTTAGGTATAAAATATGATAATACCGCCATTAAAATTATAAATACGTATAATAGAGGAACAGTATATTTTTTATCTTTGGTTAAAACTAAAATTTTTAATTCCATGCGATTATTAAAAAATACTTTTGGTTTTTGTATTAAAATAATTGCTATTATAATTGAATAAATTATTAGAGATGTTTTTATTTGATCAAATTCAGAAGCCATGACTATACTTTTATGTATATAAAATTTTTTATCAATGAATAAATGAATGGCTTACCAGTCATAACTATTATGAGGCATATAATCATTTACTACTATATCGTCTACAAATAAATTTCTAATAAAAACGCCATCCATTTTAGTTTTATCTAATCCTAATTTATTAACGATAAATAAGATTCTTACATTAAAGTCATATGTCCTTTTCCTGTCAGATAAACCTTCTTTTCTTGAATTGATAGAAAAATTTAATTTCATTTCTACTTTACTTTGTTCGGATGTTTGTTCACCATTGACTTCTATAATTTTATTAAATTTAATTTGATATAAATTTCTACTCATTTCATTTAATCTCTTAACCAAATGTAATATAATAAAGTTAAATTGATCTTTTGTTTTTTGTAATTTGTATACTAATTGTTTATTAGTATTATATAATATTTCTTCATCTTTATTTATTTCTCTCATTAATTCTTCCAATGAAACATTTACTGCTTTCAAATATTTAATATTCTTTTTATCTAATCTTGGTTCATAATTAATAGGATAAGTTCTTTTACTTCTTTCTAAATTTAAATCATTTATGTCATAATTATTTAATCTATATTGATCAGCATAATTATAGATGTCCATGTTTTCAACATTTTTATTTTTCTTAACAATCTCTTCTTTATTATCTCTGTGTAAAAATAATATATATATGATTAAAAAAAGTATAAATATTTTTATGTAAAAATTCATTATAATATATATTATTATAATAAATTTTATTTATTTAATTGACTATTTCTTAATAGATTAATCTCCACGCACCTCAAAACGAGTAAATTCATCTGCGGTATATTCATCATCTGTTTCTTCATTTACTTCATCTTGTTCTAAATCTAAAGCATCATTTTCTTCTTGCATGTCTTCCGATAATTGAACTTCTTTTTCTTTTTCTTCATTTGTTTGATTAAATTGAAGATCAGTTGTTTGATCATATGAAATTACTTCCGCATCAGATTCTATCATATACTTAAATTTTCTATATTCAACATGTGTTAATTGTTTATTAAATAAATTATAACAATAATTAATTATATTAGCTACTAAAAATACTAAATTAGATTTTGTATAATTATCATCATTCAAATCTATTAAATACGCTAACTCAGATAAGGTATAAAACATAATAATATGATCATTGTCATTTAATGATATTAAATAACTTGCATCAATATATTTAGATGTAAATTCATAAGATTTTTTTAAATCATGAAGAACATAATTATTTAATAATGTCCATCCAACCAATATTTTTTTATTACTTTCTTTAGTAGTATTAATATATTTAAATTTAGATTGAAAATTCATTACGATTGTAGCATCACCATTTAATACTATTTCTCTTTTAATAGCACCTTTTTCATCAAATTTAATATATGATGTAGGTTTATATCTTGATTTTTCTAAATCTTGAGCATTTTTATCTATTAATTGGATTGGTTGTTTATTTTTAATTTGATATATAATTTTTTGAGAAAATTCCATAAATTTCTTTAATCCATTTACTCTATTTCTCATTATTTCATCTACAATTTGTTTCTTTGTAAATTTTTCATTTGTAAATATATCTTCTTTTTGATAATCTTTTGTATTAATATATTTATTATCAAAACCCAAATATTTTAATTTATTCTCAATTGAATAATTTACTTTGATAAAACGACCTGTTCCTGTGATAGGAACGTATTCTTTACCCTTTTCTCTATATCCAATTAAGTTATTTTCTATTACATTATAATATGTTTCAATCTTATCTTTTGTAGCGATTAATACATCTTGTTTAAAGAAATCATGATTTGGTTTATAAACTACATCTTTAAGAATTTTTGTTTCAGAAGAATTACCTAAATGATTATGATCTATTATATAAGTATTTTCTTTTAGGTATATATTTTCATTATTAATATTAATATTAGAACCAATTATAGATTCTAATTTATCAATAAATGTTGTAATTAATTTATCATAATTATTATCATAATACTTTTTATAACCAGTTTTCATCTTTTCAAAAAACTTTTCTTCATTATTTATTGTTTTTATATTTTTGTCTGCTCTTATTTTTTGTATCTTTATAAATTTATCTAATAAATATTTTCTTTTATTTCTTAATAAATCTGATAAATTATCATAATCTTTTGGTGTATATGATTTTAAATCTTCTGCAAGTAGGACAGTAATTCTTCTTGAACCATCTCTATTAAATTTTTCAAATAATAATTTAAATGTATCTGATTTTATTCTTTCATTAATTTCATCAATCGCAACCTTATAATCAATAATTTTCTTTTTATTAAGTATTAAGGCATTAGTTGGTAAATATTTTTTTAATGGTATTTCTGTTGTTTCTATTACTCCTTCTAAATTATACTTTGAATGTTGTGTTCCTACTCTGATTCTAATCTTATTATTATTAATATCTATTTTTTCTGACATCTGAATTTCAATCCTATCTAATATATCTTTACAATCATTATAATTAAATTGAGTATTTAATTTAATGAAGAAACGTGTAGCAATAGTATCAAATAAATAATTATTCTTATTATTGTTAAATGCCTCTGTTATAGTATTTAATAAGTGAATTATTGTATGAATTATTATTTCCATTCCTCTTCTTTGGAATATCTTATCATCTCTTACATGTTGTTCAAAATACCAAAAATTATATTTTATCATCATACCTGTAATATAATAAATTAAATAACATAATATTTTGTAATTCTTAATTGGTTCGACATCATTTGAATTATTAATACGAATATAAAGATTATTGAATAATGAAAATCCAAATTTATTAAATAATAGGTAATTATAATTTTTATCAAAATTTAAAAATAATATTTGATTATTATTTATATCTAATAACACCAATAATATAATATATGCTAAAATATTGTTATATTTGAGTTTCTTATATTTATCTGTTTCTGAACTCGTCATTAAGAATATCTCATTGTCTAACTTAAATATAAAATAATTTGTTAATTGCTTTTGAATTCCATAATTTTTTTCTGCTTGATCTGCTCTTTGTTTTCTCACTAATGGATCATTAGATCTAAGGAGTTCATTCATTGTTTCTATTAAATCAATAGTTGTTTTTATAATTTCTTGTCTCTTTAGTCTAACAATTGGTGTATTACCAATATATATAGATATATTTAATACATCACCTATTTTACCAACCATCTTATCAATATTTTTAATTGCTTTATTAAATTTTTCATATTTTGATAATTCTTCTAATGGTTGAGATGACATTGAAAGTGTCATTGTTGAAACTCCTCCTTGATATTCTGTTGACATAAACTTTTTAATATCTAATAATTGAGAACAACTGCGACATATAAATTCACCTTCTTTATTAAGTTTTCTATATTTTCTTATAAACTCATATAAAGCTTGATCAAAAACTGAAGGATCTCTATTTCTTAACATCATAATTTTATTAAATGTAACCATATGTTGACATGTAGCATTTAATAATAAAGTATCTTCTTGAGAAATTTCTTCTTCTTCTAATACTTCAATGATCTTTTCAGATTCTTTAAATTTTGGAATAATTGGTATTTTAATTAAAGCACTTGTAATACCAGGTATCTTATCTTCATTTTTATCATATTCTTCTTTTACTTTTGGAATCTTTTTATTATATACCAATTTTTGAATCTTTGAATAATATTCTTCTCTAATATTTAATTTTATAAATCTTTCTTGTATATCTCTTACCAATTTCTTTAATTTATAGATATTATTTGATGATTCATTGATTTCATTTGCTAAAATCTCATATGTTAAGACTGATATCTTATTATAGATATTATCTAACATTGTTTTTAAATATGATTCAAAATTAGTCTCATTTATATTTTGATATTTATCAGTTGTTAGTTTATCCTTTTCTATGTCAAATATCCAATAATATATATCATTCATTGGAACTAAATCTAAAAATATACTTTTTAATATATCATTACAAGCATCAAATCCATTACTTTCAACTGTGCGAATATCTTTTAAATTCTTTAATGTTAAACATCTTATTTTTTGATTATTATTAAAAATTGATACTGGTAATGCGACACCAATAATATTTGAAATCATTCCTTTTGATAATGATCTTAATTCAATTGGTCTTGTATATGATCCGAGAATGTTTAAATTATTTAAAAACTCAATATTTGTATATCTAATCGCATCTATATAATTATTAGATTTAAATTGAAATCCGATGTTTCTGAAATTCTTATAATTTATATATGGATATTGTCTCATTTCTTTTAGATCACTAAAATAATGAATATTATCTAATCCAACTTTTCCAATATTCATAAATTTATTTATAATTGATACTTCTTCGGTATCATTATATAACACTACACGACGATTTAACATAGGATGATAAAAGCTTTTTTCAATATCTTGTCTATCTTCATTTGGTGTATAATAATTTGTAATTTTATTAATTTTAGTAACAATATATTTTAATTTTGTATCATTTCTTTTATTACTTCTTTCATTTGGAGAAATTTTTGTATCTTGAGATGCATCAATTTTTTCATATTTTTCAGAATCTTTATGATATCTTAAAAATTCATCAGTAATTGGGATTAATAATTGTTTATCAAATAATTCATTTATCTTCTTTTCAGAATTAACGTAGGTTAAATCAATACTATCATATTCTAATAATAAATTATATAATGATTGAGTCATACCACTATTAATATCATCAACATTTAATAAACTTTCAATTGTTGAATAATCTATTATCTCAAATTTAGAATCAACAATTGTAATATATTTAAATTCAGCATTCTTTATATTTTGATCTTCAAATATTCTAAGAATATCTATTTTATCATCTTTAACATAAATATTTTTAAATATAATTGTTAATAAAATATAATGATCTCTATATTTATTTTCTGCTTTAAAATTGTTTTCTACATATTCTGTATCTATGTCTGCTATAAATTTATCAACATATTTTAAATCATCTTCAAGTGTATCTGATTTTATTTTTTTATCAACTATTAATAATATATTATTATACAATTTAAATGAATCAATTATTATTGAATTCAATATAGATGTTAATTGTTTAAATTTATTTGAGGTTGAGATATTTAAGATATTTTGAACAAAGACCTCTTCATTATTATCAATACTTTTATCAGTCTTTAATTTGATGCCAAAAAATAACAAACAATATATTATTATATATTTATCAATATTATCAAAAATTTTATCTATTTGAACATTATTTTTTAATATTTCTTTTATTTTCTTTTTTGATTCATTTTTTTTTATAAATTTATCAATTATATCTAAATACTCACTTGAATTTCCAAATGATTTTAATTTTGTTAATTTCTCATTCTTTAGATCAGAATATATTTCATTTATACTCTCATAAATCAAAATTTCTATTTCATTTATATAATTCATTCTATTTATAATATATTATATATTTTTTTAATCATTAAAACCTAATTAAAAAAATTGATTTTTTCTTTATTTATATAAACATATAATTATATATATTATTACTATGACACTTCAAATTTCTAACCAAATGACCGTTTTATCTGCTTTTATGCAAAACGATTTTGAGACTATCAAACAAAAAATTTATGATCACAATATTACAAATTCTAATAAAATATCTTTTAAATTAAAAGATAATATGATGCTCATTTATAATGACTTTGTATTAACACCATCTAAGAGTGATCTATTTAATCACTCACGTTCAGTTGTATTAACTGCGGTTGATGGAAAATATAATATTGTTTCATATACTCATCCAGTAATTGATTATAACAATCAAAAGAAACTTGATGAGTTTAAGGATAAGAAATTTGTAGAATGCTATGAAGGAACATTAATTTCAATCTATTATTGTAATGACAAGTGGAATTATTCTACAAGAAAGTGTTTGGACTCAAAGGATTCTCATTGGATCTACAATGGTAAGACATGTGATAAATCACATTATGATATGTTTGTAGAATGTGTTGGTAAATCAATTGATGAGTTTGAATCAAACTTAGATAAAACAAAGTCATATTATTATGTTGTTGTTCACCATGAGAATAAAATTTTTGTAGATTATACAAGCCGTTTTGGAGAAGGGTATAAAAAGATTTTTTTACTTTTTGTAAGAGATGAAAATATGAATATATGTTCTAATTATTCTGAAATCATTGGAGATTCACTTACATATACTTTAGATGAAATGAAGAGTAATCTTCAAACAGAACAAAATGTATTAGGATATTTAATCAATGATGATGTTGGTGGAAATATGTTTGTATACCATACAAAATTCTATGAATCAAGGGAAAAGAAAGCTCCATATGCTGCGTCTTATGAAAGTATGTTAATGGAATTATATAAGCGTGATAACCTAAATGATCATCTTGTATCATTTCCAGAGAATGTTAAGTATAAGGGAGGAGCATTTGACACTAAGGGTGTAATGTATGGAGTTATGACATATTTATCATTCAGTTTACTAAACTTATATTATCATCTAACAAATTTTGATGGAACAAAGTTGGTTCATAAGAATCCTGAAAGTTTCAAAGTATTATTTGAAGAGAAGAATCAAACATTACAAAGTATGTTATATAAGATGAAGGGAGCAGTTCTCGCAAATAAGAGAAAGTTAGAAATTGACGATGTTAAAAAAATGTTAAAATACTACATTACAACAAATGATCTAATTAGATCATTAAAGGAATTAGAAGAAGTAAAGAAAGGAAGTATGGAAATCTTTATGAAGATGAATCCAAAGTATAAGGAAAATGCGATTGTCGCAGAGTTTATTAAAAATCTTTAATTGATTGTAACATTTGATCTCTAACACAATCTCTATATTCTTGTGGAGTGGTATTATTTTTAGGAGAACATTCTTCTAATAAATAACAATCAAATAATGTAATTGGTGATAAAAATCTTCTTAAAAACCAATGTGGGGTTGATTCTGCTGATTGAGGATAATTTCTCCAAATAGGAGATTCATCATAAAATTTAAAAACAACTGGTTGAATTGGAAGGAGTGGCACAAAAGCTCCAGTTCTAAAAACGTTTAATTTATTATTAGATATAATTCTTTTTTTATAATCAATTATATCTTCAGGAGCTATTGCTAATTTATTTGTAGAGGTTTTACAGTAATCAATAATTTCTTTAGAGGAACCTTGTTTTGATTCAGCTGATACAGCAACTCCACCATATTTTTGTATAAAATTTTTTATAAAAATATTATCTTTAAACCTTGCTCTAAATACATAACTAATTGGACCAAAGAGGTAATTCATGATATAACCATCCGCAAATGTTCTATGTTGAAAGGTAATAATTTTTGTTTGAATATTATGTTGTCTTTGATCAATAATTTTATTAGGACACAATCCAACTGATAATAAAATTAATAAATTCATTGTTGAAAATAAATAATGTATAAATGGAGACGTATCATTATTAATTGTTGGTAAACAAAAAGACATTAAATGTATTGAAAAAAATGTTATCACACGAAGTGGAAATAAGCAGGCTAATATTATATAATCTATCATAATTATAATATATAGTGTATTATTTATATCAAAATTGGAGGCTAAAAAAAAATTGATAAAATGATTATTTATCCTAATGTGCTATAGGGTATAATCAGTAATAATGGCATCTCTCACTAAAGCAAGCGCTCTTAAGGGATACAAGGCCGATGGCTTTGTAGTAGCTCATCCATCAGAGGAAGAGCTTGAAGCCGAGTTGGAAGCAATGTCCGACGAGTCTTCTGAGTTTGACGACGAGGAAGATGAGACTTCAGAAGACGAAGCAGTCGTCCAAGCACTCGAGCAAGAACTTGAGAAGGAAGAAGCCGACGAGGCAATTGAGCAAGAACTTGAGAAGGAACTTGTTCAAACCGCCGTAGAGGCAGAAGAGGAGGAAGAAGAGGAAGAAGAGGAAGGCGACGATGAAGAGGTTGAAGACGAGGAAGAGGTAGAAGATGAAGAAGAGGGACTTGAAATGGAAGAGGCCTAAAAGAAAACATATTTGAATGAAAAATAAAAATGAAAAAAAGATTAATTTATAACCTTAATTTGGTAAATACATTAATGTATATTATTTTATCATGTGAATATCTATAAATCAATATAAAAACTAATTAATAGATAAAGAATATATATGAGTTATGTATATTTAATACAAAAGAAATCAGATTTAAATAAAAACATATTTAAATTTGGTATGCTAAAAACAGTTAAAAACATAAATAAAGAAAATAAAGTTATTTTATTAATTGAGGATAAATACAATTGTATTAAAATGTCTGAATTAAGAAAATTAATGATTAATAAATTTGATAAAGGGAGTAAAAAAGATTATTTTATTGGAAATGAATGTGATATGACATATTTAATTACAAATTATTACAGATTAAACTTTTTTAATAAATTAAATAATACAATATATGATAAAAAAAAAGATATCATTCGTAATATCTGTATTAGTTCTATTTTAAAAGAAACTGAAAAATATGAACAAATAATTAAAATGACAAATAAAAAGATTGGTGTTCGCAATATATTATTTGATTCAAATTTAAATAATACTGAAAAGTATGAAGATATTATGAAATTAATTTCAGAGTCAAATGTTAATTTATTTGGTATGGAAAATACAAATTACGTTAGCAATGAAGATATAATTGAATTAATAAAAAAAAATGATTTAGGGACAATATTAGATAAATATTTAAATTTAGTTCATTTTAATGACGCGCATCCTGAAAATAAAAATATAATATATGATAATTTTTCTATAAATATTATTGAAAATAATTTATTAATTGAAAAGAAAAGTAATAAGGAAATATTTGATAAAATATTAGATAATTCTATTTACAAATTATATTTTTCAATCTATAAAGTTCTTTTATTAAATATTGATACAGATGAATTATATCATAAAGGATTATTTATTATTAATAAATTAAATAAATTAATTAAAGTTTAAAAATATAATTAAAATAATTATATCTTTAGAGTAATCTGGTTTACAGGTTTAAGATAGATTAAAGTTTTTCAACCTCTTTTTCAATATGAGTAAATATCTTTTTAATATGATCAAATGTCTTCTTAAGAATATCTTTAATATCCTTTCCATCTGTTCTATATCTTAGAAGAATCTCGTTCATGTATAAAAATGGAATTTGATATCCAGCAAAATCCATACTCTTACTATCTTGTAAATAATAAGAAATAATACTTCCTAATGTAGCATTTTCATCTTGAATTTTTAGTAATCCCTTATTTAAAATATTTTTATCATCTTCTTTATCTAAATTTAATAAGATTAATTTTTCTAATTTATCTAATTTATCGTTTAATATACGACATCCACGAATAATTAATTCAAATTCATCTAATTGTCTTGAACTATTAATAACTAATTCAAATTTATTATCTTTTGCTTCATCGTCATAATAATGATAAGCCATACTACCATTATAGATACCATCATTCTTACCAATATTTAGACTGGCAATACATGTCACTTTTAATTCTTGTCCCTTCTTTAGTTTAACCAATAAGATAGGTTTTTTATAAGGAGAATTAATTTGAGCTCCTTTGTAATAAAAGATAGCTTCATTTGTGGTTACATTATAAATTGTATCTTTATTATTTTTAATATTTATAAACATAGTTAAGTTATTAGTCTTATCTATGATACCAACTTTTTTTGTCTCCAATTCATCAAATAATTTTGTAGTTGATTCATCATTATCTATATTAAAAATAGGTATATTTCTAAATCTATCTTTTAACATATCATTATTATAAATAGTTGTATTAACATCAAATTTCATATCATCTTGGTGAAAAGCATATATTGGAACGGAAGACATTACTAAACGACGAATTGTATTAACTATCGTATAATTTACATCTTTTCCAGTTATATATAAACTTAATTCATTATTATTTAAATTATTTACAGATTCTTCATATTTATTAATCTTGATTTTGATATCCATAATATATTATAATGATTTATAATTATTTACTTAAATATTTATAAATCAATTTTTTCTAAAAATTTAAAAATTAGATTATAATATTTATCTTCTTAACAGGTGTTTCGCAAGCATCTAATTTATAATTATCTAAATATCTAAGATCCTCTAAAAATTTGTGTGTTTTTTTTATTTCTGTTAACATTTTCGTATCTTTTATAACATTATGATTATTTTCAAATTCATTTAATTTATTAATAACTGCTCTTCTAAATGAAGGATTAACTGCTATAAAAGTTGGTATGGTTTGGATATATTTAAATAATTCAGTTGAATAACATATCTGATCTTTTACATCTTTTGATTCAGAAACTTTTAATAAATAATCTTTAATTGTATTAACTTCTTCAGGAAAGGCTGCCATATACATATATATAATATATAAATATATATTTAGGATTATAATTTATCAATTTTTTACTCGCTTAGAATTTTAAAATATTTGTTAATGATCTTGTTCCAATAAGTTTAGATTCTAATGTGTTTCCTTTTGGAGAATCAAACAATCCTCCCACGGAAACAGGTTTCTTCTTTTTTCCACCATTAGTAATTCTTGATTGAATAGTTCTTATTCCGGTAATTCTTGAAGATGATTTTTCATCTTTTTTAATTTCATCTAACTCTTCTTTAACAAGGTTTCTTTTTGGAACATTATATTCATCGTATTCAGTTTCTAATTCTGAATTAGATTCAGTTTCTAAATTAGATTCTGATTCTTTTTTTTCAGTTGATTCAGATGTTTTTTTTGATTCAGAGTTTAATTTTGAATCATTACTTGATTCTGAACTATCACTTGATTCTGATAATTCTTTTACATATGCCTTTTGAGCTTCTTCATATCTATCACCATATACTCGTTTCATAATTAAATCAATAATCATATTAAATATTTCAGTATATATTTCATCGTGATATAATATATCTTTCATATTTTTAAATTTATTCACAATGTTATTTTTTACGTTTTCTTGATATATGTTAAACTTTTCTTCATCAACAACAATACTTCTATTTGCTGATAAACTTATATGATAAAATGGTTTAAATTCTAATTTATCAGTAGGAAATGTAAGACCATATACAATAATTCCATTAGAATCAGAATCATTAATTTTATTATTTAGTATATCAAATTCTGGATATTTAAATTGGATCAATTCAAAATTAATATTTTGAGCTAATAATTTTGCGTATTCTTCAAGATGTAATATATCAAAACCACTTAATAATATAATACATTTTTTAGATTTTTGTTTTAAATCAGATATAAATTTTTCAACAACGTTCATTATAATATAATAATATATAATATATAAATTATAATGGAAAAAAAGAATTTACTTTTTATTAATAATAATTGTCCTCTTTCTCAAAAATTATCATCTTTAGTTGATGATAATTATAAAATAGTTTTAGTAAGTAGTATTTCATTACCTGAAGAACTTAAAAAATATCAAGTTCCTTTTTTAATTGTAAAAAATATTATAAAACCTCTTGAATGTAATAATGCTATTGCTTATTTAGAAAATTTAAAATACTATAATCAACAAACTAATAACATAACCAATAAAGTAGTTCAAATGAAACCAATCGTCAATGAACTTGATAAAACAGGAACGAGTAATGAATTTAAAAAAATGACTGACGATTATACTTTTATTGAAGATGGAAAAAATATAGAAACTATTCATAGATCAGTTGATAATTGTGATGATTCTAAAAAGATTGACATTATGACAGATTATAATAATGATAAAAAATTAAAAGAATCTGAAACTGAAGGAGAATTAAAAGATATGGTCCTAAATAGAAATAGACAATTAAATCTATTTTTAAGAGGGAGAAGATAAAGGGTAGAGAGTAAAAGATTAAAGAGATATTAATTGATTAATTGCTTTAATTAATTTATTTGTTGATAATTGATAATAAGAATCATGATTTGCTAAAATAACTTTGTAAGATACATTCGAATTTACTGTTAATAATGCTTTATATAATTCATGCGAACTATCAACCGGACAAACCATATCATATTGTCCCTGAACTATTTTTATAGGAATATCTTTTAATTTATGAATATTTTCAATAATAAAATTATCTGATTTAAGAAAACATTTATTTTTCATATAATGATTTTCTATTCTGGCACCAGAAAAGATTCTTTGCATTTTTTCTTTTGACACATTTTTTGTTTCAACCGGATTATATACAAAATCCGCACAATTTGATTCGTAATCTTTCCATAATAATGAAAATTTATTTCTAATTGAAATATCTTCTGAATTTATCCTTTTATAATATGCTTCTACAAGATCGTGTCTTTCATCTTCGGGAATATCTTTTATAAATTTGTCCCATTCTTCTGGATATATATTTCCAACTTTATTATCTTTATATAACCAATCTATATCTTCTGGTCTTCCTAAAAAAATTCCATATATTACCATTCCTAAAACAGAATTAGGATATTTAATTGCATATAATAAAGATAATGTTGAGCCCCATGAACATCCAAATAAATACCATTTACTAATATTTAAATGTTTTCTTAATTTTTCAATATCTTCTATCAAATCATCAGTTGTATTATTTGTAATTGATGCCGATGGAATTGAACGACCAGCTCCTCTTTGATCAAAACCAATTAAATGTATTTTTTTTAGATCAAATCTCATACAATATTTATTACCTAATCCACTACCAGGTCCTCCATGTAAAAATAAAAATGGAATGCCACTAATATTCCCATATTGTTCATAATATAATTTATGAGATGATCCAACATCTAAAAAGTTTGTATAAAATGGTTCTACTAATGAATATGAATTATTTGGAATAGATAATAAACTTTCAAACGAATTTTCTTTTTGTTCAAGATATTTATTTTTATATTTGTAATATTTATCTTTGTATATTTCTTTGTTAGATTCCATATAATATAATTATATTTTAATTTTATTTATTAAATCTTCTACAGCTTTTTTATAATTATCTATTGTTGGTTTTTCAAATGTAGTATGACCTCCAAATGAATTTACTCTTAAATCAATATGAGGTAGAGCCCTTTTTAATTCATATGCTGAATCAACAGGACATACAACATCATATCTTGATTGATTAATAACTATTGGTATATCTTTTAACACTGATGAATTTTCAATAATAAAATTATCTGTTTTCATAAATTTAGAATTATTAATGAAGTAATGACATTCAATTCTGGCCAATGGTATAATTTTTTTTAAACTTCTTAAAAATTTTAAATGAGTATTTGTACTAAAAAATCTTATAATTTTTAATTCTAATTGACACCAATTATAACATGCTTTATTTCTGGTTTCTTCATCTTCGGATGTTAATCTTTTATAATATGCTTTAACCATATCTGATCTTTCATCTTCTGGAATATAATTTTCAAATATTTCCCATTCTTCAGGATATATATTTGATACTCCTCCATCTTTATATAACCAATCTATATCTAATTGTCTTAATAAACATACACCGCCTATAACCATTCCTAACACTCTTTGAGGATAATTAATTCCATATAATAAAGATAAAGTAGATCCCCAAGAATTACCTATAAGAATCCATTTTTCAATCTTTAAATGCTTTCTTAATTTTTCTAAATCATTTATTAAATCTTCAGTTGTGTTATTTTCTAAACATCCAAATGGTGTTGAACGACCACAACCTCTTTGCTCATATCCAATTATACGTACTTTTGATAAATCAAATAATTTAGTATATTCTTTTGGTAATCCTCCACCTGGACCACCATGTATCCAAATTACTGGTATGCCTTCTGGATTTCCGGATTGTTCGTAATATAATGTATGAATGTTATCAACCTTTAAATTATTAATATCGTATGGAATTATTTTCGGATCATAGACACCTCCAGTAGATAAATATTTACTTTTATATTTTAAATATTTTTCTTTATAAAATTTATTTAAATCCATTAATAATATATTAGTTTATATAATATAAAAAAATAATAATATATATATATTATCATAACAAATATGGGAGATTTTGATACAAAAGAGATTGATACATTAGAAAAGAATGATTTAATAACATTATTTAATGATTTCTTATATGATTTACTTGGACAATTAAATGATATTGTAAAAGATGAAGACTTAGCTTATTGCCATGGTATGTTTCAAAGTGCGGTTGGTGCTAATAGAACATTAGTAATTGATCAATTTGTAATCAATGTATTAGAATATTATGAACCAATTAAAAATAAAGATGTTGATTTTTTCTTAAAAGATGAAAAATCTATTAAAAAATACGAAGGTGAAGTTTCAGTTGTTAACAAGATTTTTAAATTTAAATCATTATTTACACAATTAAAAAAGAAGCATCAAGATATGTTATTTTATTTTTTAAATATTTTATGTTATATCTCAGCAAGATATTTTTCATTAACACATTCTTAATTTTTAGTTAATTATAATTTAATTATAATTAAATTAAATAAGTTAATTTAGAGGGAAATAAATAAAACTATATTATATGAGTAATACAGTTTCCGAAAGTTCTGGAATTAAATTATCTGATCAAACAATTGAAATTTATAAAAATTTAGTTTCTTATTACAATACATGTAATTCAGTTAAATGTTCAATTGATGAAATCAAAGGATATGATAAAATTAGAAGATTTTATAAGACAGTTAAGGGTGATAAAAAGAATAATGGATATTTATTAAAGAGAAATAAATTGTTATTCTACAAGAATAAAGATACTGAAATTTTACCTAAAATTAATTTATATGCCGTATTAAAAGCTGAAGAAAGAGATGTTGTTGTTGAAAAGATATGGGATAATATTACATTATTATATTTATCAATTGAGGAAGGAATGGAAAATAAGGATACTGAATTATTTGGAGGATTAACAAAATCAATGGAAGGTGGTAGTTTAAGTAATATCTTTGAAAATTTACAAGAAGAAATGAAAAGTATGGATGTGAGTGCGATGTTTGAGAAACTTAAAGGACAATCAACACCTGAATCTAAATTACAAGCTAATAATTTACTAACTGACATGTTAAATAAGCTTACAGACAATATGGGTGATATTAGTAGAGATGCTGATCCAAGCAAAGCTTTAATGAATAATTTAGAGGGAATAGCAAAAGATTATTCAAAGATGTTTGAATCAGGACAATTAGATTTTGGATCATTCTTAAGTGCTATACCAGATATCTTACAAAATCCTGAAGAATTAACAAAAAACATTGATACATCTAAATTAGAAGGATTAAATCTACCTGATATTAGTAAGTTAATTGATCCATCTAAATTAAGTGGTGAAAGTGGAGCATTAAATGGACTCGCTGAACAAATGGGCGGATTAAGTGGACTAATGAGTGGTCAAGGTGGTGCTGAAGGAGCTATGGGAGCAATGGGTGGATTAAGTGGATTAATGAATGGTAAGTTAGGTGAGTCATTAAATAATATGATGGGTGGTAAATTAAATGATATTATGGCATCAGTAATTGAAAACCAAGGAGCGAGTATGTTAGAAAAGATGGCAAAAGAAGCTGAAGAGAAACAAAATCAAAAACCATTAACAGATGAGCAAATTAAGGAATTAGAAGATTACTTAAAGAATCAAAAATTAGATATGGATTAAAATTAAAAAATTATTTTTATTAATTATTATATGAAAGAGATATTTGATATAATAGGAAACAGTTTAACTTTTGTTAATATATATTATAAAAATTTTACATTCCAAGAGAATGATAGCATAGATATTAAAATTAATAAATTAATAATGCTTATGATTTATACTACAGGGATATTTATTATAATTAGATCTGATTATATAGGGGTTCCCATAGCATTAATAATTATTTTAGTAATATTTAAAACAAATTATATTAAAGAAACATTTGAAAAAGTTAATAAATGTAGAAAACCAACAATTAATAATCCTTTTATGAATGTTTTATTTGAAGCAGAAGAAAATGAAGCATGTGATGTGAGTGAAAAAGAAATATTAGATAAATATAATCATAATTTGAATAGAAATGTTAAAGATATTTTTAATAAAAAAACTGGTCAGTTATATTATAAAACAAATAATATAACAAGCATACCTAATAAATATAAAGATTTTCTTAATTTTATTGGAAGAACTAATGATCAATTAGATAATAATTGTAAATATGATGGGATAAATTGCTTGAAATATAACGATTTGAGGATCAGATAGAATATCTGATCCATAAATCGTTAATTGAAGCAGAGCGAAATCAACGAATTTGAGAATTCGCTAAAAGCGAATTCAAAAATCGTTAATTGAAGCAGAGCGAAATCAACGAATTTGAGAATTCGCTAAAAGCGAATTCAAAAATCGTTAATTGAAGCAGAGCGAAATCAACGATTTGAGGATCAGATAGGATGATTAAAATTTTATATTAAAATTAAAATTAATAAAGGCAATAAATGATTCATTAAAATTATTTGGTATTTCATGAGTATAACAAGCAATAAGATTTTCTATTTTATCAACTGATGTATAATTTCTTGATAAAATAAATTGTAAATTATTCAAATCATCATCTTTAAATGTTTTTTGAGAAATATTACAATATCTTTTTAGATATAATGGATTTGTTAAAAACTCATATTCAGAATATTCAATCATATTTAGATTAAAATTTGTTCCAATACTATGAAAATATGGTTTAAGATCATTTATGTTTGAAATTGATATGTTCTTCATTTTCATGCCATAAACGACTAAATGTAATAGGACTTCAAAAAGAGATTCTATAGAATCATAGTCATCAAATTGCATCTGAATCGCATAAGGAGCTTTAGGTTCTCCATCAAAGATTAATTTAGCAAATTCTATCAAATTACTACTCATAATAATAAATTAAATTTTATTGTTTAAATAAGAATTTATTATATAAATTATAATATATATTATATAATATAATGAATAATAAAAATTTATCAGCGAAAGATTTATACCCTGAAAATAGAAAAAAATTAAAATATGTTAATAATTCCAGAAATTTTGATTCCTTACAAACAAATGACATGAATGATCGCTTATCTGAAATTAAAGATACAGTTATATCTACAGTTGGTATGTATCCAATGACAAAAAATAATCAACAATGTAATACTAAATTAGAAACTGAATTAAGATATGGAATACACGACCCAAAAAAATTAACTGAAATGGCATTGGATACTGGTAAATATGCTCCTATCAGTTATTCTAAATTAACTGATGGTGGAGATGTCATGTTAAATGCTGCTTATGATAAGCTATCAGTAATTCAAGATTATGATAAATCTGTAAAAAATGCTGGAATGATATTTACATTTAAGAGTGCGACCAGAAAAAATAATTTAGATTATTCAGAATATTTAGTTCCTCCTCAAAAAACATTTGGCAGAGGTATTGGAGACTACAGAAGAATTAATGATACATATTTAGGAGATGAGGCAAGAGTTAATAATTTTGATATTAGAGGATATGAATATAAACGCGAACAAGAATTTGAAAAAGATTATTTTGTTGTAAATAGATCTGAATTTCCAGTTCCTTTAAGTGGGGTTGATACAAGATATATGAATTATAAAAATGCGAGAAGCAAAAATTTAATTTAATTAAAAATGAATATAAATTTAATATAGATTTAATATTTTTTAAATATATTTTCTAATATACTTATATAATAAATGTCTGGAATTTTCAATAGAACATTATACGACGACTGTGCTTTTAAACAAAGAACCATGACAAGCGTTGAACCCTTATTCTATGAACTCTACAACGGCAAGTTTGAACACAAAGTAACTTGCAAAAAGAATGATGGTTCTAAATTAGCCAACAACTGGACTACAATTGGTCCCCGTGTTGACGTAGAATCTGAATTACAATACAGAACTATCCCTTTAACTAAGTGCGCCACTGAAAAATATATCGCTTGCGGCTTCACAGGAAACAACCCTAAGAAGAGTAATTCATACACTGGCTGCCAAAACAATGTAGTAATCACACCTTTCTTATGCGACAGAGATGTAGTTCCTACAAACATGAAGATGCCTAAGTCAAAAGGTTTTTAAATAAAATAATTTATATTTAGAATTTTAAATAAATATAATATATATCTAATTATATATTATATTAAATGTCAGGACATTTTTCCAAAAGAATATATGATGAATGTTATTTTCCAGAAGTAGTAAGACAAGAAGCCGCACCTGGTAACTATCGTCTCTTTACTCCTGAATGGAATAATGATGCTAAATGCCACAACACATTCGGTCCTCGTTCAAACAGACCTTCTAAAATAGGTTCAACTGGTGAATTTGATGCTGGAACAATGGTAAAGAGAACCGAAGTAGAATCATTATTAACAGACAGAGGTTGGGATAGTACTAAATGCACTGCCCCTAACTTATTAAAAATAAAAAACGCTGCCTTAAAGAAAGCACATGAAAATTTTTCACCTAATAATCGCTTATGTAATAGCTTTTTAGATTTCCAATTTTCAAGATTAGATATCAATACAAAAGATTACACATACGCTGATTATAATCGCTGGATTGATTTAATCATTGATCCTAAGGATTGGGTATTCTATGGTAATCAAGTAAAGGATGACAAGGATCGTTTTGGTGTTCAAACCAGATATGAGACCAAGAAAATCTTAGATGATTTCAATAAAAAAATCAGAACAAACGCATAATAAATTTAGTTTTTTAAATATTTTATTATTATATAGTAATAATAATGGAAATATTAGCTATTGGCAGTCTTGCTTATTTAGGATCAGTCTTAAATAATAATCTTACTAATAATACCGATATAATTAATAAAAAAAAAGTTAAACCATCAAAAAAAGGTGAAAGTAAAGAAAAATTTACATATTTTAATAGAAAAGACTATCAACATAGAGAATTAGAAGGTATTCAAAAAAATTATAAAAAAAGAGTAGCAGAAATTAAAAATTTATCTTATATATCTAATAAAACTCGTGTTATTCCCAGTTTTTCAAATCAATTAGAATATAAAAGTGATACATTTTCTAATAAAAAAAGAAAACAAAAAGTTAAAAAACATGATATTCCAAACGCCTATGATCACGACAACGATGATGCTACATTAGCACAAGATGATGCTGGAACAATTGATATACCAGAAGTAACAAGCTTCTATAATCAAAAGCCTTCTGTAGGAGACCAATATCGTGACGAAAAATTGAAAATCCCTGGTAGATTAAAAAATGGTGTAGTTAAAGATGAATTAAACATATTAGATTCTCAATTTAATTTTGGAGAAATTGATAGAAAATCTAAAGAAGAATTATCAAGTAATGGTCATTCCGATATATCTCAAGGATGGTCATCTTTTAAAGAAAAAGGAGATATGACATATGGTATATTTAAATCAAGTGAATTACAACATAATAATATGCAGCCATTTAATAGAAAAAGAGATGAAGCAGTTGAATTCTCACAAGGAAAGATGACTGATGAAATTAATAGTGCTAATAACATGACTAAAATGGAATTATTTACAGGTTCTTCTAAAAATTATTGGCCTAAAGAAGCTCCTCCAGCTTTCTTTGAACCTATGAAAGATGTTCATTTTGTTAATGGTATGCCAAATATGAGTGAAAAGTTAGTTGAAAGATTCATTCCTGGTAATCAACGTGCTGGTGAAAAACCATTTCAACCTATCCAAGTTCAACCTGGATTAGCTCTTGGTTATTTGGAAGAAAGTAAAATTGGTTATCATGATACCTACAGAGCTCCCCAACCAACAATTGACTTTCAACGTGTTGGTAATAGAATGCAGAAATCAAATCCTGGTGTTGTTATACCAGGTATGAAAGGACAAAAACAACCAGTTGATCCTAATGTTGCTAAAAGAAGACCCGAAAAAGTTTGGGAAATTGAAGATTATATGCATGGCGGTGGTAATGGAGGTGTATCTAAACCAGCTGTTAACCCCGATCAAATAGCTAAAGATCAAATGCGTGCCTTTTCCATGGAACTTAAAAATGGTTTGGCAGTCGCAAATGGTTCTATGGTTGGTCCATCAAATCGTGAAGGTGATGTAAGAGAACCACATAAATTAACATTAGAAGAATTTCAAACAGCTGGTCCTCAATTACAAAGTGTAAATAACAATAATTTACCATCATATTATTTACTTGAAAATCAAAGAACTGAAACAGGTTATAATTATTATGATGCTCCTGGAAAAGGCGATATTGGAAAAGTTCATCAATTTAATACTCAAGCAGCAAATCCAAATATGAGACAAATGACAGCTGAAACTGCTCAAGAAAATCCAGCATATGGCGACGCTCGCAAAGTTCATCAATTTAATACTCAAGCAGCGAATGCTAACTTAAGACAAGAAACTGCTGAAACTCCTCAAGATGGTCCTTCATATGGGGGTATTCGTCAATCAAATGTTTTTAACACACAAGCAGCAAATCCAAATTTAAGAAGTTATACTGAAGAAACTATTCAAGATGGTCCTTCTTTTGGTGGAGTTAGAAAAACAAATGTATATAATTTACAACCAACAAATCCAAATTTAAGAACATACACTGAAGAAACTATTAATGATGGTCCTTCTTTTGGTGGCGTTCGTAAGAGTAATTTATACAATACTCAACCAGCAAATCCAAATTTAAGAACTTATACTGAAGAAACTATTCAAGATGGTCCTTCTTTTGGTGGTGTTCGTAAGAATCACTTATACAATACTCAACCAGCAAATCCAAATTTAAGAACATATACTGAAGAAACTATTCAAGATGGTCCTTCTTTTGGTGGTGTTCGTAAGAATCACTTATACAATACTCAACCAGCAAATCCAAATTTAAGAACATATACTGAAGAAACTATACAAGATGGTAATGCTTATAGCAATGTTAGAAAGAATCACTTATACAATACTCAACCAACCAATCCCAATTTAAGAACATATACTGAAGAAACTATACAAGACGGTAATGCTTATGGTGGAGTTAGAAAGACTAATGTATACAATTTACAACCAGCAAATCCAAATTTAAGAACATATACTGAAGAAACTATTCAAGATGGTCCTTCTTTTGGTAGTGTTCGTAAAAATCATATGTTTAATACCCAACCAGCTAATTCTAATATGAGACAAACTACTGCTGATACTCCTCAAGATGGTCCTTCATTTGGTGCTATTCGTAAAACAAACGTTTTTAATACTCAAGCCGCTAATTCTAACATGAGACAAACAACTGCTGATACTGCTCAAGATGGACCTGCTCACGGTGATATTAGACAAGTTCACCAATTTAATACTCAACCAACTAATGCTAATATGAGACAAACAACTGCGGATACTGCTCAAGATGGACCCGCCTACGGTGATGTCAGACAAGTTCATCAATTTAATACTCAACCAACTAATGCTAATATGAGACAAACAACTGCTGAAACCGCTCAAGATGGTCCTGCTCACGGCGATGTCAAACAAGTTCATCAATTTAATACTCAACCAACTAATGCTAATATGAGGCAAACAACTGCTGAAACCGCTCAAGATGGTGTAGCTTACGGAGATGTAAGATATGTTCACCAATATAATACTCAACCAGCAAATGCGAATATGAGACAAACAACTACTGATACTCCTCAAGATGGTCCTGCTGGAGCATCTGTTCCAAAAGTTCATCAATTTAATAAACAACCAGCAAATTCAACTACCAGACAAATTGTAAATTATAATGACTATACAGGAGGTACACATGTAAAGGTTGAAAATCTTCGTTCCAGATCAGATGCTAATGCTATGACAACACACAGCTCAAGAGAAGATACAACTAAAAGTAGATTAATGACTTATTCTGGTTGGCATGAAGGTATTAGTAAAAACACTCATGGAGCACAAAATTCTAAAGAAAGAGATGTTAATAATAATTGGACCAGAGTAAATCCACCCAGTTCAGGTCCAAGAAGTAATTCATTACAAGATATGAAAGAGTTTACCAATTTAGACGAAAGATTAATTTTCCAACTTAATAAAATAAAATCATTTCCATCTATGGGTGATAGAATTCAAAAGAATGTTGCAGAAATGCTACAAAATAATGAATTAATTAATAATGCATATCAAAAATATATTTCTCCTGAGGAACGTATACGTTCAGCTAATCGCAAATAACTAAAATGGATTAAAATTAATTTATATAAATTAATTTTAAACTTTAATCTAAATATTCATGTAAAGTTTGATATCTTTACGACGAACAATTGAACTATTTTCTTCTAATACTCCAGTAATAAATTCATAAGCATGTTTTATATGTAATCCATTTCTTGCTCCAGTAATAATAATACTTCCACTCTCAAAAACAAAAATTGATATAGGTTTATCTGTTTCTTTATGCTGAGGTGATACATATTTAATATTTACACAACGATGAGATAATGGTTCAAATCTTGCTTTTACTCCCTTTTTAGTAATTAATGGATACAAATTTTCAATATTGATTTTATAGACAACATTGAAATTACTATTAATCATATTAATCTTGAAGTCCTTAATATTAAAATTATAACTATCCACTAAATGAATCTCCTCATTCAAACTCTCAATAAAATACTTCTTCTTTAATATCTTGATTAAACAGCCAATCCCCTTGTTAATTTGTTCTATTGACTTTGATCCTGCAATCTGAATAGATCCATTCAAGAAAATCTTAACACTTACATATTTATCTTCCGCAATCTTTAATTTCATCGTTAGTTGATTATTAAATGTCTTCTCACTAATCTTCATTACCACCTCTTCACTTTGTTTGACTTCGTTCTTATATTTCATTCCAACCAATATATCATTCAATTTGACCAATTTGAAGACATATTTTAAATTTACATTCACCCCTAATTCAAATGTTACTCCTGTTGTAGAGACGCTAACATTTTTAGGGATTTGGTTGAATTCATACGAATCATTTGCTATATAAGTGGCCATATAGTTTATATATAATTATTTCTTTATATTAACTTAAAGAATGTAATAATCAATTTTTATTTAAAATAAAAACTGAAAAATTTAATTATTAATTATAATAATATTTAGAATTAATAGAAGCGTAAAAATGGATAATGAACCAAAACTTAGAAAGAAAAAAGGTGAAAAAGAAAAGAAAACGACTGAACTATTTGGCGGATACAGTCAGAAGCATGTTAGAGCAGTTGCTGAACTTGAAGAGAAAAGAAAACTTTTAGCTGCTGCGGCAGGGGGGGTGGGGAAAAAAAGGTAACTTTATTTATTATAATTAAAAACTGAAAAAATGACTGCTAATCGGGTCTGGAGTTGAAGAACTATCTCTCTGGAGAGAAAGAATGTTCCAGATCTTCCTGGGCTCCATCCTTGCGGGCCTCCACTTTTTGTGGCAGATCCCGCTCATCCTTTTAGCCTTAGTTGGCTTTTCGAAGTTCATCATTAGCGATGGTCAGATAATTGACATCGCTTTGAAGAAGATTGACAAGAGCGATGTGCTTAGCTCTCAGCAGAGATGGCACCAAGGAAGCATCAAGAACGACGGACTGATTTTTTCGTGGAAACTTGGTATCATTGCTTACCTTTACGAGAAAACAGAGGGTAATCGGGTTGTTTCCGAATTGGCATTGATTACGACAAAGAAAAATTTCAACGAATTGATTGCGAATCCGAATGAAACCGATAATAAGTCATCAATTGAAAATCATGAATCGCGAAAAGTTAAATTGTTAGTAGCTGATGGACATGCCTTCAATTCATACTACAACGATGATCGGTTTGTGCTTAAGGAGGATGAAAACAATCCGAATCAAGCTAAGATTATTTCGGATATCCTTGACTTTTATAAGAAAAATAATTCCTGTTCAGTATTCATCAGCGGTCCGCCTGGAACTGGAAAATCTACAATCGCATCTCTCCTAGCATTGAAATTGAATGCGGTATTGTGCGAATCTTTTGATCCAACACTGCAAGGATATACCCTCGAAAAATTGAAGATTCGCGCAAACCCGACAAAAGACCAACCTCTTATTATTCTTTTTGACGAAGTTGATGAGATGATTGGAGAGGTTCATCGCGGAATTCCACGTGCGAAGTTAGTGCCTATTTGGGTTCGCAACAAAAGAACTACGACAACCTTTTTGTCAAACATGCACAGACACAAGCATGTTATTTTGATTATGACATCTAATTTTTCAAAACAACAGATTTCAAAGAAGTTTCATCCTTGCTATCTTCGCGATGGACGCGTTGATGTAAGCGCAACTCTAATGAAAAAGGAATAATTTCTTTATCTTTTGACTAATAGGTCTTTAAATATAAGAATTATTTATAAAAAATTGATTTTTTATATTTTTAATATCCTAATTTATTAGAATATTAAAAAGGTTATAAATGGGTTATTTAAAATTAATCTTAGGGCCAATGTTTTCTGGTAAATCCACTAAGTTAATTGAATT